ATTCATCAATGCCGCGCTGGCGCCGGCAAAGGCCGACAGTGTAACAACCGTGCCGTTGGTCAGGCCGTGACTTGCCTTCGTGATGATCGTGGGGTATCCTACCGCCGCGTCAACGGTTGCTACCGCGCCACCTGTTCCGGTCCCCATTTCCAGTTTCGTTCCCTGAGAAACTATTCCGTCTGACATTTTCCTGTCCTCCTGTTTTATTCGCTATGCCATACAAAAAAGTCCATGATGACTCTGTGGCACGATACAACGTCTTCGTAAGTGTCTCTTTCTGATTCCATAATGACGGAGCCGATAACTACCGTCCCCTGTGTCCCGGCATATCCGTCCAGAGCGCCCCTGATTGCGTTTGCAAGAGCTTTTGCCGCATCGTAGGTTGTTGCCCATGCTTCGACCTGAAAACGCGGGTGTGCGAGTCCTGACGGCCCTTGCAAGTGGTGGTCACGCATCCCCGTTACCTTTGAGAAGAGTATCAGCGGATAGGTCGGGTCTTGCGGCAATGTCGCCGGATAACAGCGGTTCGTTATCGCCTTAACCGTGCTGTCGTTGACGAGTATTGACCGGATCGCCTTCTCGATGGTGTCGACGCTCATTTGTTCAATCCTTCAATCTGTCGTCTGGTCAGCGTCCCGCGTGCCGCCTTCTTTGCCAATCTCCGTGCAGACTTTGCTATCTGCCGCCACAGTGCGTCGCCTAACCGTTTCAACACCTCGTTTTTCTTCGCGTCCCATGCCTGCCGTAGAAATGGCCGGGGTGAGACTTGCCCGGTATGTGTGATCTGTACCGTCCGGCCGCCGATGGTCACAATACGGGGCTCCTTAAGGATGCGCTGTGTAGTTCCAAACTCGATGAGATGTGCCAGTGGGGACGAGCTACCGACATACGCCGTCACGCTCGTCCTGTCCTGCCGTCTCGGGCGCTGAGACTTCTTGAGAGACGTTGAAACCTTGATCGAATCTCTCAGATGTCCTGAATCGACAGGGACGTTTGCCTTGGCGTCATCGGCTACCGGTTTGCCCGCTTCTTTCAGGGCGTTTCTGATAGCCCCTTTCTGCATGGCTACGGTAGGCAATTGTTCAAGGGCGTTCATCAACTCTTTCATGCCGGTGAGTTCAAATTTGAAAGCACTCTTGCTCATTCAGCCCTCGCCGTTGCGTATATTTCCCAACCCTCACGCCTGCCTATCTCAAGCACGCCCTTCACGTCGTATGTGGTCCCGGCGCAAACAACCCGGTCAAGGGGCGATATGTCGGTCCGGTAGCGGATTTTAAACCGGGTATCGACCTCTGCTACCGTCTGCATGGCCGCGTACCTTTCGGCGCCCCTCACGGGGATCTTCTCAGCCCATACCGTAGCAAGGTCTGTCCATGTCTCCACGGCCTCGCCGTAGTCGTTCTCCGTCAACGTGCGGCGTTGCAGGGTTAATCGTCTATCGAGTCGGCCCGATCTCATTCGAATTCCTCCCACAGCCGAGACGATGCCAGAAGCCGGTCCGCAGTCTTGCTCTCAACAACTGTCTGCCCGATGACTTTTTCTCCCCTGTCGGCGTAGAGGTCCGAGCAGATCATCAGGATTGCCTGCTTGATCTTCTTTGGGATCGAAGCGGCCGCCGTCCAGCCACAGACAAATTCGATGGTGATGGGATTACTCGGATAAAGGCTTACGGACGGCCAGGATATTCCGTATGGAAGGACGAGACGCCCACACCCTTCACCGTTGGTCTCGACGATATAATCGGTGTTCTCAACGAGGGTCGTTTCTGTGCCGTCCGTGTCCTTGTATTTGACAGAGGAAATGCTCTGCAGGTTGCCGAAAGGCAGCACAATATAATCTTTGTCGGAAGGGAATCCGTCAAGGTAGTAATACCAGGTCTGAGTTAATAATGCCCTTCTGGTAATGTCCTCTATGTGTTCCCTTGCTGCCTGAATGATAGCGGTTAGAAGATCATCCTCTGCCGTTGTTGCCGCATTGACAAGCACAGAAGTGCCGAACTCACAGGCCGCAAGCAAGACCTTTGATGCTGTCCGTATATATCGTTTTGTGCCTGTATACTGTTTCTTGTAGTCTGTGTTGTCGTTTGCTGTCGTGACCTGGGTAAATGCGCCTCCGGTAAAATCAGTCCATGTGGTACCATCGTCGGACTCTTGAATCTTGGTGTCAACCGTGCCCGTTGCGCCGTTAGTGCCATGATGAACCAAAACCTCTGCTTCCTTGCCGATCACCTCAACGGCGGTCCCTACATGGGTCGTATAGTTATTTGCAATGGCCTTTGAGCCATAAGACAGGCATTGTGTCAAGGTGAGGTTGCCGTCAAAGGTCTCGGAATCGAGCTTTAAGTGCAGTTTTATATCCGCAAGACTCAGGGGTTCAATCGTCGGCGCGGTTTTCAGGACAACGTTCATGGGTTATTGCCTCTTGAATATCCGGCCTAAAACAGACATAACAAGCTGAATAATGCTGTTATCCTTGAGCGGACTCATGCCTATTATTTCGCTGAATGCTGCGTATAGTATCACCGCCGCCGTAAACCAGTTTTCTTGTATCCATTCCATATTAAGCCTCCTTCATGCCCCTGCGCTTATTTTGTTAATGTCGAACTGGCTATCATCGAATACAGGATTGCCGCCGGATACCTTGCTAATGCCGTTTGCCACCGTTGCTATTGTGTCAATCAACACGCTTACGGTTTCAGGGGTTATCTTGTCCCAGGTCTCCTTTTGGCCGCCTGTAGATGCAATCTGCATCCCTTCGACAAAGCCTATCGCGCCGGCTTCAACCGCCGCTTTCTTTAGCGGCCCCGTACCATCGCCCAGGGCATCTTCTGCCTGGTTCATCAATCCGAGCACCATCGGCACAATTGCCAAAGCAGCCGGAGGAATTGCCACGCCAAAGAGTGCCAGTATAGGAGTAATTACGCTTGCACTGCCTAAAATCCCTTTGATAAATGATAATGCTTTTGTAAATATCATGTTGCTGCCTCCTTAGATTTTGGGAATAACATCGCCCACGCCCTATCAAATACACCGCTTGGCAATGCCCTTCCATTCTCGTGGTAAACCATCGCGTGCACCAGTCTGTGCATATCCTCATAAGTGAAGTCTATTACCGCATCCCTTTGTAGCCCTGAAATAAGGGACACCACCTGAATATATGCCTCAACGTCATTTTCTGTTGCAGGCGCATAGACAGGAATGATTTTCTCTATCGTGTCAAGTCCTTTCCGCTTGATGTATGTCCGCAAAACAACGATCATCGCCCGTAGGCCATATTCAAGCGATACGAATTGCTCAAATGCTTTGTCTGTATTCTGTTCAACCGGTACTTTGCCCTGCCAAGCCATGCCGGTTATGCGAAGATTGCCGGGGTTATTATTCCTGAATCCGCGCGGGATTGTCATTGATGTCCCCCTTTAATCGCTGTCGGGATTACCACGTTGCCGCCGCCGTTGTGGAAATGGTGATTAACCCTGTCCCACATCTCGCTATGATCTTTCTCGTTGTCCATGCACATTTTATCGATTTTGGCCAACAGTTCATTTTTGCCGGATCGCATAAAGCCGATAAGAAGCGTCACAAGGCCGATTGTGATTGTTACCAGCACGGATAAAACAGTCAGCATTACGTGTTCAGTCATCAACGTGTCCCGCTATCTCGAAAGGTATAGTATTACAGTTCCTTTTTTTGCGTCCCCTGCGTTGCTTATATTCAGCGTCAGGGTACTTGCTACCGGCCTATTGCCATATAATGCCCCGATGTAAGGGCTTACCTGCTCCGATAGTGTTGCCGATCTGTCTGCCAGTTTGCCGCCCATAATATCGGCGTTGTTCGCATCTGTTATGGTAATGTCATAAGATGCCGTCGGAGCGGTTGTGTCCGGGCTTGTAACGGCCATGACAACATATTTACCCGCTATCTGGTCTGTTATAGTTGTACTGGTCGTTGATATTACGTCTCCTGTTGCATCCGATGTCCAGCTAAAAGTCAAGGTTGCAAGGTTAGTATGCCCTTCGCTTGAGTATACCGGCGCATATGTCTGCGTTGCCGTCCCTGCTGCCATTATCAGACAGGGCAGCAACAGAACCGATAATATTAATAATATTGATGATAGTTTCTTCATTGTGTGAGACCTCCTTTGCTGTGTATGGCTGATAATGATAGCAGTGTTATGACTGCAAGCGGTGCAATTTGCCACGTAAAAAAGAATATAGCCGTTGAAGCGGACGCGATAAGACAGAGAACCGGTATCTTATCGGCTTGCCTGATGCCACGTATAATGCTTCCGGCAAGAAAGGATAATCCGAGTAATATTCCCACCAGTCCGGTTGCGAAGTATAATTCGACGTATTCATTGTGCGCCTGTGCGAAGTTTGTTTTAATGTTGTTCTTGTCATCCGCAAAATAACGTTTAGCGCCTTCATAGTCGTTGCTCCCTGTCACCTTCTTGATTGCTTGTTCGAGTGCCGCTTTGTCAGACGTTAAATGTATCAATGCGCTTATTTGCGTTTCCGACATGCCCTTCGGGTTAGTCAGCAACGGGACAACATACTGATACTGCCCGAAGCCCCACCCTCTAAAGAGCTTAACCGAAGCCGCCTGAGCGGTCTTATGCCAGACATACGCCCTCGACTGGAAGCTTTTTGCATGGTTTGTGTCGATGTACGTCATATACAGCGCGGCGCACATAGCAGTTCCCACAATTGCAAACAGGACAATGCGCCTGTCATCCCTGTGTTTCATGAACATATAGACGGAAGTGATTATCAGCAC